GTGTTGTAATCTCACTGTTACAATATTATCAACGCTTACAGCACCCTGTACCATAAACCAAGAGGTAATTAAATGGCAGAAGATGACAATCAGGTTAAGAAACCTTCTGTACCTCTCACTGAGTTAGGCGGAACAGGGCTTCGTAATACAGGAGGTCACATTGATGAAGAAATTATTTGTGATCTCCGATTCCCAAATTCGGTGCAGGTATACAGACAGATGGAAACGGACGCCCTTATTAGTGGTGCCCTTTTCGCTATCAAACAGTTTATTAGAAGCGCAGAATGGACAGTCGAGGAATACTCGGGAGTTGAAGCTCCTGACGATACAAAAGAACAAAAGCTATTCCTAGAGCAATGCTTGGGTGATCTCAGCAAGACATGGGGAGAGACCTTAACGGACATTCTTTCATTCCTGTCATACGGTTTCAGTGTCCATGAGATTGTTTATAAGAGACGGCTAGGAAGAAATGCTCCCGGTAATAGAGAAAGTTCAAAGTTTAATGATGGCAAGGTAGGATGGTCAAAGTTTCCCATCCGTTCTCAGGATACTATTGAGAAGTTTAACACCACGAAGAAGGGTGATCTTGAATCTGTTGAACAGCATGATTATTGGAACCAAGTAAAGGCTAAAATCCCAGCGGACAGGTTCATTCTATTCAGAACTTCGTCCTACAAGGATAATCCTCACGGACAATCAATTCTTAGAGGGGCTTATAGGGCTTACTACTTTAGAAAGAATCTTGAGATGCTTGAGAGCATTGGTTACGAGAGAAACCTAGCAGGTATTCCCGTTATCCGTGTCCCCCATGAGATTCTTTCCGCTGATGCAGATGATGATGAGAAAGCTTTACGACGCACTTATGAAACAATGGGGAAGCTCCTAAAGAAGAACGAACAATCCTATGTGATGCTTCCCTCGGATATTCGAGGAAACGGCGAGAATGGAAGTGGTGAACACGTTTACGATATATCCCTTCTAAAGTCTGATGGTGCTAATACTGCAAACATCTCGCCAGTTATTGAACGTTATGATCGTCGAATCCTACAAAGCATGTTGGCGGACGTTCTTCTTGTTGGTGGACAATCTGTTGGTAGCTATTCTCTAGCTTCTACCAAAGCTGATATGTTTACACATGCCATCTCAAGCTATCTTGATGTAATCACTGAACAGTTTAATGACAAGGCCATTCCGCTTCTGTGGGAAATGAACGGATGGGATGCTAGCAAGGCTCCCCGTCTAAAACACGCGGGTCTTGATAAGATTGACATACAGCCTCTCGCAGACCTTCTAGACAAGGCCGGAAAGAGTGGGTTCATTCAGCCTGATGATGGCATTGAAAACTACCTCAGAGACGCTATTGGTGTTCCCCACGCACAGACAGAGGGTGATGGCTCTGTAATGGAGCGGGCAAGGGCACAGGCGGAGATAGACGGGCTTTCAGATGTCTAAAGAGACTAACCCGTATCCTGAAGAGGACGAGCTGCTAGATGACACTGAAACTGCTCTCATCGCCATCTTAGCACTGTCCTTCCTGTACGCTGTGAAAGATTATGAACAGGGTTACAAATACCAAGATGTTCAGGCTAGGTTCCGGTATAAGATCTACGAGGCTATTCCCGAATTAGAGGGAATGTCCAAGAAGGCTATCGACATGGGGTTGGAAAGGGTTGGCAATGATTATGGTCTTCCTGATCTTTATTACAACCACAATACGGCGAACCTTCCAATCGAAGTGAAAGGTGTTCTAGATGATAATATCTCTTACATCAATACCACAAACAGGGTCATGGTTGATCGCCTCTTACAGATTTCAGACGCCGAAGGATGGTCTGACGAAGAGCTGACAAAGAGGATGAAAAGGTATTTTGGTTTAACACCACAGCACCTTAAAACCATTGTCAACATGGAGAAGGCGCTTAGAGAGGATGGGGTTGGTAAGAAGGCCGCCGATAAGATGGTTCAAAAGAGGATTAATAAGCTTGTTGACTGGAGGATGGAATTAATTACTTCCAAGATTTCAACAGGAGTACTGGGCGCCTCTAAGGATGAATCCTTCGGGTATCTCATAAACACGGGACAGATCAACCTTAACGAATATGAGAAAGTTTGGAAGAGTGTTATTGATGAAGACACGACGGATATTTGCACATCATCGCATAACACCAGAGCACCTATTGGTGGAACATTTCCAAATGGATTGAAACACCCTCCCGCAGCCCCTCCCATACACCCTTGCAGATCAACCATCACATTAGCCAAGAGGATTTTATGAAACTATGAGTGATTTTAAGAAAGCCGTTTCGGAGCTTGTTGAAAAGTATTTCCCGTCAGAGAAAGATGACAATGATGACAAAGACGTAAAGATTGCAAAATCTATTGATGTAGAGAAGAAGCTGTTTACAGCGGTTGTCCTGCGCCCTAATGAGGTAGATGCGCATGGTGACGTTTACGACGAAGATACCGTAGAGAAAGCGTGCCATGACTTCTCCCAATTTTGTCGTAAGGCCAATCTCCAGCACTTGGTTGGTGTGGAAGATATTAGCTTTGTTGAAAGCTGGATTGCCAAGGAAGATATGACACTTGGAGAAGGACAGATTCTTAAAGGTGATTGGGTTGCAACAGCCAAGATCAACAATGAGGAAGTCTGGAAGATGTGCAAGGATGAAAAATTCACAGGGTTTTCCGTTGGATGCCTAGCAAATACGGAGAAGATTGATGAGTAAAGCAAAAAGAAAAATCACCAAGTTCAATTTTGAATCTGAAGGCGCCCACCTATCTCTAGTTACACAGGCTGCCAATTTACAGCAAGCTCTGGTTATGAAGTCTCTTACAGCTTCTGAGGAGGAGATTCATAAGGCTCTCGAAGTTAATCTAAAGATTTCCATGCGAGAGTTCTTCGGGCGGTACTTAAATATTGATGTAGACGATATGGAAACCATTTTGGGTATGATGGGATACTCCCCCGAAGACCTTTACGATGAATATTATCTAGAGGATTTGGGAGATATTGTCCGAGATAACATGGACAAGGCAACCGTTGGAAATTTTGTAGATACTTTCAAGTCGTTTGACGCTAAGTATCTAACCAAGGACTCTGTGCTTTCGGTTGAAAGCCAAGGCGAGGGTGTTGTAAAGACCGAAGGCAAAAAGAAGAAACCAATAAAGGGGAAGGAAATATGTCACAAGATCAGACCGATCTTCAGGAACAGATTGAGAAGGCTGCCGAAGCCATTGTCGCTAAGCGTATTGATGCAGTTGAGAAGGCTGCCAATGAGCGAGTAGACAAAGTATCCAAAGAGCTTGACGTGTTCAAGGCTCGTGAAGAGGCCCGTGAAGGGCAAGAGATGCTTGCCAAGGCAGAGGACTTCTCACGTTATCTGGGCGAAGGCGCTGACAAAGAAGCCATTGCAAAAGCATTGGCATTCATTGAGAAATCCGAAGAAGCCGAGACCGTTAACCAGCTTCTGAAAGACCTGAAAGGTGCTCTGGACAAGGAAAGCGGTTTTGAAGAGATCGGTAAGTCCGCTACAGAAGACCAGCCGACAGATGATGAGTCGAAAGTCAGCACCATTCAGAAGACACTGATGGAAGGCGACGCCGGAATGAATGAGCAAGACGCTTTTGTCAAAGCTTATGAGCAAGTCCACAGCATCTAAACAATTTACAAAAAGAGGAAAAACTTAATGTTTGATATTAACTCATACTTTGATTACGGCACCGCTGACTGGGCATCTACCAACGATCTTGCAGAAGCCTATGGGCTGTTTGTTAAACTTGGTAGTGATGGCCAGTTTAGCGTTGCGACCACCGCCGCTGATGAAGGTGTTACTGGCGTCCTTCGTGATAACACCCCAGAAGGTTATGTACCGCCCGTTCGCACAGGTTCAGTTACATATGTATTTGCTGGTTCAGATCTGGCAGTGGGTGATTACGTTACCAATGATGCTGAGGGCAAGGCAGTTAAAGCAAACTCAGGCCAGATCGTTCTTGGACAGGTTCTAGATGTGGGTGTTGCAGCAGGTCAAGAAGCCAAGATCAACCTTATCCTTCAAGCAAGCCGCACAGCGTAAGCGTTTCACAACAACAATATTTAGGAGCATGAATAATGGCAGTTATCCCGAATCTTCGTAGTCCCGATCAGTACCTGACTAACTTCTCTTTCACAATGGCGCGCGATAGCAGCCAGTTTAAGGCGGCGAATACGCTTCCTTCTGTGAACGTACAGAACCAGTCCGGCATCTATCGTACCTTTAGTTCTGATGCGCTTCGTGAAGTACGTGTACGTCCGTATGCGTCCGGTACACAGACCAGCGCAGGTAAGTTTGAATATGGTGAAGGCCAATACAACGCGCGCCTTTACGGCCTGCACGTTGACCTTGATCCGATTACCATGCACAACGCTGCAAGCACCACCATCAACATTGAGCGTGATACCACAAGCTACCTGACCACTCAGATGCTGCTGGAGCGTGAGAACCGCTTCTACAACACCTTTATGAAAGATGGTGTTTGGGGTGTTGATAAGACAGGCACCGATGCAGGTGCAGCAGCCGATGAGTTTGTCCAGTTTGATGACGCTTCAAGTGATCCGGTAAGCACCATTCAGGACGCCATGCTGTCTGTACAGTTGTCCTCTGGCGGCTTTATGCCGAACACTATCTACATGGGCCGTCGGGTGTTTAACGCCCTTCTGCGACATCCCGAGATTCTGGATCGTATCCGTTTCCGTGGTGGTGACTCCCCCGCTGTAGCCAATGAGCAGACCCTAGCTTCAGTATTTGGTGTTTCAAGTATCGTCGTATTTGATACCGTTGTACAAGGTGCAGATGGCGAGAGCGCGATGCTTGGTGACAATACCATGCTCCTCGCATACGTTGAAAACACCGCAGGTTTGAACAGCCCAACTGCAATGGCACGATTCAACTGGGTAGGCCCGAACAACTATCTGACACTTGGTGGTTCTGTAATCAAGATGAATCATCCCCTGCTGGATGGCACTGTACGTCTTGAGATGAAATATGCTGATGACATGCGTGTTGTAGCTCCCGTACTCGGTTGCTTCTTTAAGAACGTTCTCGGCGGTTAAGAGGAAAACTTTGGGGTCTTTAATGGCCCCAATATTGATTGGAGGATAGTAACATGGGATTGATGAAACCCGACAAGGATAAAAAGCTAGTCTTTGGTAAGAAGGTCACATACAAAGGTAAAAAGTACAGCACGGGGGATACCATCCCTTATGTGCAAAACCTGTCAAAACACTTTATTGAGAAGATGTATCGTAATGGATTCTTCAAACATAAAAAGGGTGAAGAAGGTACTGGTACTGTTGAAAAGGAGACTGTCGAATCATCCGTTACTGTAACTGAAGAAGAAAATGGCGTTAGAATCGTTGAAGATACAGAAGAGTCTTTTAAAGTAGAGTATAACGGAGAGGTTCGAGAGATCAAACGGAATCAGGTTCGTGAAGATGGCACTCTTACCAAAGGCGGTTTAAAGGCGTTTGAAGATTAAAAAGGGGGGATATCATGTCATTCAGTTATGCAGCGGACTTGTCGAAGCCTCTTGATTATGTAAGGTGGCGTCTCAACGATACAGAGGAAGACTTTGCAGAAGTAGAGGATGAAGAGATCCAGTTCTTCTTGGATGATTATGATTCTCCCGTTTCTCGAAAGAATCTTAATAAGGTAGTCCTGACGTTTCTTAAAAAGCAGCTTTACCATCTTCTTATCAGCCCTTCACGAGAACGCGCAGGCGCTTTTGAGGTTTCCAATACAACCGCACAGCATCTGAAACTTGCCATCAAAGAGATAGAGGATGAAATCAAGAACAGCAAGGGGCTGGCTTCACCGTCATTTGGTGGTGTTTACCAATCTGATGTAAAGGCTACCAGAGATAATCCCGCCTTTACAGATACCAAATTCTTTGATGGAAGAGTCTATTGCCCAGAGGCAACCAAGAGGAGATAGGAGATGCCTTCACACTTAGATATGAAAGGTGTTAAATCTCTCAAAGGTCGTCTTAGGGGTCTTGAAGTTCGTAAGGTTAAATGGGGTTATTTTGAGGGGCAACACTCCTCAGCGGGAATGTCATACGCAGCCCTTGCAAATCTTCTGGAGGAAGGAACAAGGTCTTCGTCGGGGGGCTACGGCATACCTCCAAGGCCAGCCTTCAAAGACAGCTTGCAATCGGTTAAGCACAATCGTTCGGGCTTTGAGAGGGCGTTGCAGGGGCGTATGTCCAGCTTCGTAAGGGGTGTAGAGTCTTCACCGGCGGGAGTCCACAACCTATCTGGAACCTACCTAAAAAATAGGTATCAGGACAGCATGGACTTCTGGATCATGGGAGGATCACAATACCAACATAATGCCCCTAGAACAGTAGCTTTAAAGGGCAAGGACAAACCTTTCGATGAGACTGGAGAGTTGATAAGAAATGCCACGTTCAGGGTTGTCTAAACTAATCAGGAGGCTCACGTGGCTAACACAAGAATGAAGCTCAGATTGACACATAGAAAGACATTCCCATTGCGCCGTGTTGAAGAAGGCCACAGAGATGAAATGGGAAGGTGGCAGGAAGGTGGCGTAGACCCCAACTTTACAAAGGTAAAGGGCAATGAGCAACCATTCCAAGGGTACGAAAAAGAAATGCTCCCAGAGTCATTTAGGAGCAAAGACCTTCGTAGGTTCTTCTCTGTAACATTCTTACGGTCTGTTGAAGAGGACAAAGGATTCACGCCTGATGAGATAACCATTGATGGCTACCAATTTGAGGTTCAGAAAAGGAAGTCTTTCAAAATGGGCGTTCAGGATCATTATGAATTCTTGGTGGTTCGTAAAGAGCAGAGCGCGGGAGGCGTTTCATAATGTCATTCATAAGAGGTGTTGAAAACGCTTTCCTCGGAAGACTAAGGGAGTATGTAGAACCTTTGGAGTTTATCCCAGATTATGGTGGTGGGCCTGAGCCGAAAGGAGATTATGGAGTTTTCGGGATCACCCTTCTCAACAAGATTAATGAAAACCACAATCATTACTTAAAAACAGATGACGGGTACAAGGAGAGTATTCTACAAGACTTTGAAATCCTATCGACCATAACCTTCTACGGGGATAGTTGCTATGAAAATGCTTTAGAGACACAGGCTTATTTGCAGATGAGAGATACGCAAGAAGACTTCTACTATAATGATGGCTTGTCGGTAATAGGAACAACCTCCGTCAGCAGGAGTCCCGAGTTGAGGGAAACTGGGTATATCAACAAGGCTTCCTACACCCTTAACATGCTCACTAGGTACAAGCTCGAAAGAGATATTGATTGGTTCGATACCATCGAATACACAGCCAATTACAAAGACATTTCTGGTGATCCCAAAGTGGTACACACAGATACCATAAAAGTTTCAAAATAATCAAGAGGCGGAGAATATAATGGCGACAGCTAAAAGTATTATAGGAGTTAATATTTCACGGGAGACCAAAGGTGTTTCTCGAAAAGGTTTTGGCACACCCCTTTTCATTGGCAATACACAAGGTGTTATTGGTGCGCGAGAACGTGTTCGGAGTTATTTAAACTTAGAAGGAGTAGCTGCGGATTTTGATGAGGGTACTCCCGAACTTATCGCGGCCTCTCGGTTCTTTGGTCAGCAGGTATCCCCGACAGTTATTAAGATCGGCACACATTACCCAGAATCTATTACTAAAGTAGATTATGATGTTGTTGCATCCGACACTACCTCGTATGAAATCGAAGTAGACGGATCAACATTCACTTATACAAGCTCTGCCGGTGATACCGAGCAAGATATCATTGAAGGGTTGCGTTCTGATTTCGTTGACAAGGGTATTGGCGGGTCTTTCGAGTTTAGCGGAACAGATAATACGTTCACAATTATTCCAGAAGACCCCTCGACATTTTCTCAGGCAACTACAACCACTCAGCTTACTGACATTGAGATTACCGAAAGCTTGGGAGACGCCTACAACGATATCGCTCTTGTTGATAGCGACTTCTACTTTGTCACTTCTTACACACATGATCCCGAAGGCATTGAGTCTTTGGCAAATGTTGTACAGTCAACAGGGCGTTTTTACGCCGCATCTTACAAAGGACGTGATGCTCTTGATGCCCGTGAGGAAGGTGATATTGGCTCGATTCTACAGTCACGGGAGTTGTTTAGAACCTTCTTGATCTACCCAGAGAATGTAGACGAGTTCCCCGAGTGCGCTATTGTTGGTCTTCAATCTCCTAAAGACCCCGGCAGCACCACAATGAAGTTCCGGACAGTGACAGGCGTAACGCCGTCGAAGCTAACAACTACCCAAGACCTTGTACTAAAAGGTTCCAAGTACGATTACGGCAAAGGTTATAACACCTATTCAGATGTTGGTGGGCGTGCTATCTTTCAGGAAGGTCGTATGGTCAATGGAGAGTTTGCTGATATTATTCGGTTCTCCGATTGGATCGAAGCACGAATTCGAGAACGCGTTTACATGACTCTTGTAAACTCTGAAAAGATTTCCTACTCAAAAGCTGAATTCACTATCATTGAAGGACGTATCACAGAGGTTCTTAGCCAAGGTGTTGCTGTTGGAGGTCTTATTCCGGGGTTTGAAGTTACTGTACCAAATCCAAGAAAGGCCGGTCCGAACGATCGTGCCAACCGTGTTGCAAGTGGTTTCGAGTTTACCGCAACATTGGCAGGTGCCGTTCACTTTGTAATATCAAGGGCACCTTGACAATTTAACACAACAACAAACAAGAGGTAGGTATAATGGCAGGTCTCCAGACTTTCTCCCCAGATGCTGTGGAAGTTATCATTTCCAATGATGACATTAACCACATTGTAACAAACTTTGCAGAGGGCACATTCGTGTCCTTTGAACCAGCTACTGAACGATTTACTCCAACAGTGGGCGCTCGTGGTGAAGAATATCGCGCACATCAGCCCAGCAAGGCGTTTAACATCACTCTGACACTATCCCAGACATCACATTCTAATGATGTATTTAGTCTCCTTCTCAATGAGGACAGAGAGACTTTGGATGGAACATTCACAATGACTGTCAAAGACACGTCGGGGACAACCCTCTACGTTGATGAATACGCTTACATCCAATCAGAGCCTACTCAGAGCTTTGCAGGTGGAGGTTCTATTGAAGGCCGTGAGTGGATGGTTCGCATGCCGTTCCCGAAGTATACTATCGGCGGCAATGGAAGTTTCTCCACTGAAGATGAAAGCGCTATCAACAAGCTTGGTGGAAACGTAGGCGGTTAATTAGAATAACAGTATAAAGGGGGCGCTTCCGCGCCCCATCAACCTAAGAGGGTATAAGCATGTCTTTGCAAACTTATGACCCCTCTGAAGTTACGTTGATACTAGGAGCTATATATGAAGTAACTTCTTTCAGCGAAGACTCTCTCATCAATCTCAAGAAAGATGAAAAGTTCTATGAAACTTCAGTAGGTGCATTAGGAACCACAGAACGAACACACGTCCCCAATCAGGTATACACCCTGACAATATCCCTCTCCCAGACCTCCCCCTCTAATAAAATCCTAAACCTTCTCTCACAGGTTGATAATCTTACCCAGAATGGAATCTTCCCAATATTCGCCAAGGACTCCTCTGGCACATCTGTGTTCTTATGCGGCCTTTGCTGGATAGAGAAGCCCCCGGAAGCTAAGTACGAAAAAGGGATTGTCTCAAGAGAATGGCAGATCAGATGCACAAATGTATCTTTCGCTATTGGTGGAAATACCGACGTAGACACTTGGGATTCAATTAATTATATTTCCTCTTTGACAAAACAGCTTGGATTGGGGTAAGGAGAGTTTATGTTACAGGTAGGCACATTTTCCCCTAAAGATATCGTCCTCACTATTAATGATTACAGAATAGAAGGTCTTGCGGATGACAAGTTCATAAGTTTTGAGAAGAACTCTCCGACCTTTAGGCATGTGGCGGGTATTAGAGGGAAGGCCACAAGAGTTAATACAAGAGATTACTCAGGTACTATCACATTTAGAGTGATGTACACCCATAGAGACAACAGCGTCCTTACGAAGATAGCTTCAGAGGACAGCTTCAAACAGACAGGAAAACTTCTTGTACAGATACATGATACGGGGAGTAGAGGAACGGGAGTGCAAGCTGGAAACGCCTACCTAGAAGGTGTGCCCAATTTTGAATACAGCTTAAAGAGCGCCACTCCTAATACATGGAAAATCCATTATGAATTCCTCACGAGGCACGACCTAACAGACAACTCAAGGTCACTACTAGAATTCTAATCTAATAAGGGGATAGTTATGCGCGAGCAGAAGAAAGTAACAATCAATGAGAACACATACATGCTTGAACAGTTCGGCGCTCGTAAGGGCATCAAGCTAGGGAAGCAGGTTGCCAAGGTTATGCTTCCAGCATTAGGACGTTTGTATGGTCAGGATGAGAATGAAGAGGTAGGCTTTGGAGGAATGCTTGAGGTTGTGGCAGATAACCTAGATGAACTTGATGAGTCCACTATTGAAGCACTTCTAGAAGGTGTAAGTTGCAACAGTTACGCGATTGATTTCGACAAACAGTTCAGCGGCAACTACGGAGAACTGTTCCAGCTACTTTGGGAGGTGATCTCATTCAACTTCTCTGATGTTTTTTCAATCGTCCCCGGAGATACAGATCAGTAAGTGAAGGGTCCGGGGACGGTAATAATCAAACTTCGAGGGTGTGGAACAACTTTGTAGAAAGCTCTGACATGGAACCAGAGGTTTACGTTATCGTTAAGAATAAATACGCATCCTTGGTTGACCTTGATCGAGATTACTCTGTAGAAGACGCCTATGATTTGTTAGAAATTATTGATATTGAGAACAGTTTAGAGGTTGCTTCCAACAGGGACGCAGAGGCCAACAAGTAGAACAGCACCTTCGGAGGTTAAAATGTCCAGCAACATAGCAAACTTCTATGCTTCGCTAGGATTCAGAGTAGATGAAAAAGGGCTACAAAGATTCCAAGGAAGGCTTAGAAAACTAAAGCAGCAAGTAGATGGCAAGTCGGGGCTAGTAGGGGCTTTTGGCAATGCGTCTATGGCACAGGCTAGATTCGCACAGGGTGCTGTCAGAGGACTTGGTAGAGTAGATCGTGCAACCAAGGCGGCTAAGAATTCCCAGTTAGCACTTAACGCGGCTATCCAACAGGGTAACATCCTTCGTAATAGTTCGTTCATTCCTACAGGGGGCTCTGCCGCTTCTGGAGGTGCTGCAAGGGCCGCTTCGCAGTCTGGTGTAGTGGGTATGGGGGGCTCTCCCGCGACAGCTCCCGCGGCAACACCTAAGAGCACGCCTAAGACAGCTCCCGCGGCAGGTGGCGCACCTAAATCCTTCTCACAGGGCATTGCAAGAGACTATCCAAAGGTTCCGCCCAACCTTGGGAGAGCTAGGTCTGATGCGAAAAGGATATCAGGAGATGCCCGAGCTACACAGGCTCAAAAGTTAGAAGCCCACAAGCGTGTCAGCAATAAGATTGGGCAGCTTGAGCAGAAGGCGGCAAGAGAGGCGCAAGCAAATGAGAAGCGCAAACAGGCAGCCCTTGAGAAGACCCGTCAGAAGCTTGGACAAATCGGTAAGAGGTATGATTCCCAGTCCTCAAAGCTGAAGCAGGCTCGTAGGGATTTTTCCTATGTACGTGCCGAGATGAAGCGTGGAAACATCACTCAGAAAAGAGGCTCCCAGCAACTTGACGTTATTATCAGACAGTACCGTCGATTAAAGCGTGCCAAGATTGCAGCAGCTTCCGTAAGAGATAGAACAGGCGCTGGGGGATCACCTCGGCAAGCTGGTAATCACAGACTTATCTCAGCATTGCACTCTGACAAGGGACTTGGGATCATGGCAGGGGGCTTTGCTGCTGCCAAGTCAGTACAGTCTTACCAAGGATACAAAGCAGTAGAGCAAGGCTTGACAGGTGCTACAGGCTCAAAAGAGAAGGGTCAGGCAGAAGTAGAATACCTCCACGAGCTATCCCAAGAGATGGGTTTGTTCATGGGGGATATCAGCCAAGACTATGCCAAGTTTGCTGCATCCGCCAGAGATACAACGATAGGTCTAAAAGAGCAAAGAGATACCTTTAAAGGTGTTGCTGCACAGGTTAGGATTCTAAACCTATCAGCAGCAGATTCTAAGAGAATCTTTCGTGCTTTGAGCCAGATGATGTCTTCAGGACAGGTCATGGCTCAGGAACTTAAATTACAAATGGGCGATCAGCTTCCGGGCGCTATGAGAGCGATGGCACGGGCAGCTCACAAGACGGGTATTACCCAAGACGCTTCCATAGAATCAATGAACAAGGCTATGAAAGCCGGTAAGTTGATGTCAGAGAAAATCCTCCCAGCGTTTGGCGAGGAGATGTGGAAGGCCGCTAACCAAGGTGGTGCCCTCAAAGAAGCAATCAATAATACGGGCGCAGCTTTAGGAAGGTTACAGACAAACGTCTGGATGACGAACAAGGCGTTCAACGAAGCTGGGTTTGACGAGGGTGTTAGAAGGTTAGTCAACACTCTCTCCGACTTCTTCTTGAGATCAGAAACCTTCTTTTCTATTCTGGGTGCCGCAGCAGGACAACTCGCATCATCTCTTAGAGGGCCAATCGAGCTTATCACAAGCCTGACCTCAAAGTTGAACAAGCTTGAGAATTCTTCTCCAGAGACAGCAGCGCAGATCAAGATTCTCGTGGGCGTCTTTGCATCATTGTTCAGATGGTCAAGACGATTGCTTATAGTATGGGCGCTTATCCTACCTGCAATGTCAGGCGTGGCCAAGGTCATAGATGGTGAGTCATTGAGCTGGCAAGAATGGGCAATAACAATTCTAGGCTCTGTGTTCGCTCTTAGGACTTTGTTAGGAGTTATGGGCAAGGTCAAAGGGGCTTTCAAGGGTAGTCCGTTTGGGGGCAAGCCAAAGATACCTTCGACTACCCCAGCAACATCAACAACCCCCAAAACCAAAACACCCAGCAACTGGCCCTCGTCAAAGCCGGGATGGGCACAGGGCACGGGTAAGTTTGCGTCGGCAATGGGGAAAATATTA